TAACTCCAGAGCAACTTGAACAAATAAAAGAATTGTATACTTGTGCTCAAATGTTTAAGCTCTACACAGGTGAAGAATATCACGTAGATCATATCGTACCACTGCAAGGTGAAAACGTCTGTGGTTTACACGTACCGTGGAATCTACAAGTTATTCCTGCAAAAGAAAATTTAAGTAAATCAAATAAATTACAGGAAGAGATATTATGACAATACAAGCTTTACGCTACGAACTCGGAGATACTTCACCAGAGCTGCCCATCATGTCAGATGATGAATATCAATACTTTTTAAGTAAACACGATTGGAGTATTCGTAGAGCCGCTATGGATGCAGCTAAGAGTATTATGCTTAAGCTTTCAATGCGTACTGATGAAACAGTCGATATCTTTAGTATTAAAGGTTCTTCTGCAGCTAAAACTTACATGCAAGCTCTGCAGATTTACATCAAGAATCCTGACCTTAATACTCTCTACGAAAAAGTACAAGGTTATGCTGGCGGAATCTCAAAAGCAGATATGTTAGCCAACGATAGCAACCTAGACAATAATATCGTAAAAGACCCACAAGCTGAAACATTCACTTACCGTCCTAGTTCATTCGGTATTTAAACCAAGGAAATACTATGGATAAATATTTAGGTATAGTACTAAAAGCAATTAATACTCATGGTAAAACCTGCAGTTATATTAAAGTAACTGAAGGTACTTATAATATTGAAACAGGTAATACAACCAATACAGAAACTTCGTATTCTGTTAAAATGTACAAGAAACACATTAGAGCTAGTCAGTACAATTTCCCAAATATGATTGGTAGAGATTCTGCTTTATTTTATTTAGCTAATAATAACTTAAGTTTTGTGCCAATTACTACTGACAAAATAACCTTTGATGGTATTACTTATAAAATAGATTCTGTTACAGAACACGCAGCAGATAGTCTTGTAATTCTATACAAGATTCTAGCCGTGAAAGGTTAATCATGCGGTTAACTTGCGATACTTCAAAACTAGAAGAAAGCTTAAAGAAGTTTTATGAAGAAGCTATTCGTAAGATGGAAGGCATGGTGCAAATCTTTGCTTATAAAATAGCTTATGAAGCTATTGAGAATACTCCTTTTGGTAATGCAGATGATTATGCTGCTTTGTATAATAATAGAACTCGCATGAGAATACTTAAGAATGCAAAAGCAGGTATGGCAAAAGGTGGTTGGATTGTAGAGATGAATAAGCCCTACACTAGCTGGTGGTTCATGCAAGCAGATGACGAGAACGCTTTAAATGTAAAACAATCTGCTGAATACAGATCTGAAAATTATAAGTTAGGTAACACTATATATATTACAAACAATGTACCTTATGTGTCCAAGGATGCTTGGCCTTACGATACTTATAAAAATGGTTCTCCAGTAAGATCACTTGAAGGTGGTGCATCTTCACAAGCACCAAATGGTATTATGGAACCTACATTACATGCTATATATGGTATTTACGCATCTGATTTAAACGAATATTATAAGGCAAGTTAATGGCAATCATTCAAGTAAAAAGAGCAGCTGAAAGAAAACTTAGTACATTAACACCCTCTGTAACAACAGCTTACGAGGGTGTAACTTTTAATCCACCAACAGGATTATATCAAAGAGTTCAGTTTACTATTCAAAGACCAGATGATCCTGTACTTGGTACGGGTTTTCATAGAGAACGCATAACAATGCAAGTATTTATTGTAGGTGAATCTAACAAGGGGACTGCTGAAGTTATTACAAGAGCAGAACTAGTAAGAGATCACTTCAAAAAAGGTACGGTGTTTACAGAAGGTGGTGTACATATTCATGTATTACGCACACCTCAAGTAGCAGGTACAACAATCGCTTCGGATAGAATAATCTGTCCTGTATTAATTGAATTAGTAGCAGAAGTTTATTCTAACTAATTCTACAATATTTAATGGCTACCTTTAGCGGGGGAAAAGACGATTCATCACCGTCCTGCCTTATCTTATTTGTGATGCTTTCTTGATGGAGAAAATGAAAATGGAATGTGAAGATAAATTAATATCTTTATTTAAAGAATATTTTTCATATAATAGTGGAAAATTATATTGGAAAATAGACAGTGGAACTAGAGGTCGAAAAGGAACTCTAGCTGGAAAACAAAGACTAGATGGTTATTTTGATGTAGGACTGAAGGGTAAATATTACCTTGTACATAGAATTATTTATGCACTACATCATGGTTCACTACCAAAAATTGTAGATCATGTAAATAGAATTCCATTCGACAACAGAATTGAAAATCTAAGGGCTTCTGATTATAATAAAAACATATGGAACTCTGGAATAAGTTCTGCTAATAGTACAGGCGTTAAAGGTGTGAGATTAACCAAAAACGATAAATATGAAGCCCGACTAGCTGTTAACAATAAAACAATTCAAGTTGGCACATTCGAAACCTTGCAAGAAGCTGAAGATGCTTTGTGTAGGATTAGACAAAAAGAACATGGAGAATATAGCTGCAATGGCTGATTCATGTATTACTTGCAAGTAATTAATTTAAATTTAATGGAGAAAATATATGGCAATTTCAAAAGGTACGGCTAAAGTTGTAGCATATCGCAAAGAGTCAACATGGGGTACTGCCGCTGGTACAACTGGTGGTAAACAAGTCCGAAGAGTAACTGCTGACTTTAACTTAACAAAAGAAACATACGAATCAAATGAAATTCGTACTGACCGTCAACTTGCTGACTTCCGACACGGTGTTCGCAGTGCAGATGGTACACTAAGTGGTGAACTTTCACCCAACTCATACTCTGATTTCATGCAGTCTCTGGTAGCTAAAGATTTTACTGCTATCACTGCTGTAACAGGTTTATCTGTCACTATTGCTGCTTCTGGTAGCTTGTGGACAGTTACCCGAAGTACTGGTACTTTCTTGACTAGTGATATCAAAGTAGGTATGGTTATTCGTCTAACAGGTGCTGGTCTGAACGCAGCAAACGTTGGTAAAAACTTACTAGTTGTTAGCATGACAGCTTTAGCTCTTACTGTACAGTCACTTAATGGTTCTGCTCTAGTCGCTGAAGGTCCAATTGCAACCGTAACAGCTACTGTTGTTGGTAAGCAAACTATTGTACCCGCAACTGGTCACACCGAAGACTCATACACTATTGAGCAATGGTTCCAAGATATTTCACAATCAGAAGTATACACTGGTATGCGAGTAGGTTCAATGAACTTGCAACTACCTGCTACTGGTTTGACTACTGTTGACTTTAGCTTCATGGGTAAAGACCTAAGTTCTAAAGGTACTACTCAGTATTTCGGTTCACCAACTGCACAAGGTACTAATGGTATTTTCGCTGCTGTTAACGGCGCTATGATCGTTAACGGTCTACCTGTTGCTCTAGTAACAAGTGCTGACTTTACTGTAGAACGTGCTATGGAAAACGCAAGTGCTGTAGGTTCTAACTCAGTAGCTGAAATTTTCTTAGGTCGTATTCGCGTAACAGGTAACTTGAGTGTTTACTTCCAAGATGCTACATTCCGTAACTATTTTGACGATGAAACTCCAGTGTCTATCGTATTCGCTTTGACTACTGGTTCTGAAGCTAATGCTGATTTCCTAACCTTTACACTACCAAAAGTCAAACTAGGTAGTTTCGCCAAAGACGATTCTGAACTTGGTTTAGTAGCTTCTACAAGCTTCCAAGCACTTTTAAATGCTGATACATCAGGTGGTCTACCAGCTACCACACTACAGATTCAAGACTCTACACTAGTTTAATTGAATTAAAGATACCCCAAGGTCAAAAGCCTTGGGGTTTTTCTTTGTTTACACCACTTGATTTATCATAAAAAATATGTTATAATCAGTACTTCATTAACAATAATAGAAAGGAAATATTATGAAATTCGATTTGAATCAACATAATTACACAGAGATTGCCGAAGCTGGCTATGAATTTGAACTAAAGCTTCCCGGTACTGGTGAAGCAACTGGTGTTCTAATTACAGTTCGTGGTGATCAGTCCAAAACAGTTAAAGCATTTGCTCGTAAGAAGTATGCTGAGTTTAAACTACGTGAACAACAAGCTAAACGCCGTGGTAAAGATGTAGAAGATATGACATTGGAAGAAGCTGAAGAACTCAGCATTGAGTCTGCTGTTATACGTGTCATTGGCTGGAAGAATCTTACTGAAAACGGCAAAGACGTTCCT